GCACGAATTTGTTCGGAGTTGAAGTCAGTCCAGCTTTGTGGACGACCGACATTGTCACAGGCATGCGAGCTATGACACCTATGTGTTTTGCTTGCATGCCTTTTGAATTCTGGTCCGGAACAATTATATTCCGTTTCCAGGTCGTCTCGTCTTCTTTCCATAAAGGGATTCTTCTCATTAAGTATGATCCCAATTCACAAGCCACGACAGACAACATCAATCTTCAGACGTTGGCCAGTATAGACATTTCCAAAGATCGCGACATTACTGTCGAAGTAGGTATGTCTCAGGTTGTGCCTTGGCTTTATCACAGGAGTTTAGTTGTTCCCACTACAGTGAATCCTGGAGGTGCGACAGTCCCTGCTTATGCAGGTTCTGCAGCAGCTCCTTACATCGTTAATGGTGGGGCGACGACTATTCCTGAGGTTGTTGGAGATTTGAATCTCAATTGGAAAGAACGATTAGCATTTAACGGTGTTTTGTCAGTTCAGGTTTTTAATACCCTAGTTGTTCCCGGTAATTCTACAACGACCAACATAAATTTGTTGGTTTCAGTGAATACCGGGGATGACTTTAGGGTTGCATCACCCACTGACTTATACATTCGTGACTTGACGTTCTTCCCTCCTGCTGAAGAAGAGTTTGATCCTCAAATGAACACTAATGAACCTACTTCCCCACAAGATGGAGCTCCAGAGTCTTTGACTATAATGCACCATTTTGGTGGAGAGCTTGGTGACGGTTGTTGTCCTCACCAGTACATGGGAGAAGAGGTTGCTTCTTTGAGGGTTCTTCTGAACAGGAAGCAATACTATACCCGTGTTCCCACAATTGAGACAGGTAGTCCTTCGGTCTGGGTTGCTCAGAACCGATCGGATTTCCCTCCGTATCCTGGAAATGCTCTCACGAGCTTTCAGAGTTCAGTCCGAGTAGATAATACTACGAGCAATATGACATACCTCCATTATATAACGCCAGCTTATGCTATGCGTTCTGGAGGGATTTCACGCACGTATGTATGTTCTTCGAGTAGTTTAAATACTAACCAAGAGACACTCCGAATTTCCAGGCGCGAAAAGGGTGCCACAACTTCCGTCAGCTTATCTCCCTCTGGTACTTTTCCCCCTAATTATAATGGGAACGCCAACAGAGGTCGAGATGCTGGGAACTCGGGCAGTCATGTTACTGTCGCAGGTTTTAATCCTGTTTTAGACGTGAACTTACCCTATTATGATAATCTGAACGGATATCCTGCACAGATGACAAGTTTTGATAACGGAAACGTGTTACGCGTCTCCATTCTTTACAATACAATCTTGTAGATACGAATAATCCGTTGCTGATTGACGACTACGTCTCAGCTGCACCAGATTTTTCACTAGGC